CCACATCAGAGGCAGACGGCATTTGAGCCAGCTTGCCGGAACTGTTTAGGGTTGCTACACCATTAGCTGCACCTTTTTCATCATTTGGTATAGCTTTTTCGTCAATGTTAGCGAAAGCGGTATTAAAATCGTTCATTTGCGGCGGGTCAGAATATACCCATTGCGGTAAATCAAAATTTGGCGTTGTGGATTGATAGCTCATAGTGCTCCTCCTTTATAAAATGGCATGTCTGACGCTGAGCGTCATAGCAAATTCACCTTCCGGGTTATCCGGAGAACGGTCTATGTTAACGGCGGCTTGAAGAATCGGTTCGTTTTGTTGAGAGCCGTTATAATACATTTGCAGGCCGGATATTTTCTCCTGGAGTTGATCTGGCAGTAGATAATAAGTGGCTGTAACACTGGTTGAACTAACTTCAACAATATCTGCTGGCGGCAGATGAAAATTACTTGATGCATCTGTGGTGAAATATAAATCTGATACTAGATTAATTCCGGATAAATCCCCGGCAGCTCCCTGCCCTTGAATAAGCTTCAGCAGTTTTTGTTTCGCAAAAGGCGTTAAATAGTTTCCCAAGTAGTACCACCCCTTTATGAGTTCTTCAAAAACAACCCAAGACGGATATGCTTTTTCCCAGCCGCGCCAGTTTTTGACTGTGCTTTCGATTTCGCTCCAGGTGTTTACGTTGGCGGCTTTTTCAAACACAAGCCACGAAGGAAAGATTTCTTCCCAAACGGTCCAGCTGGGAGCGATTCCTTCTAACGTGCGCCAGTCCATCGGCTGCGTTTTAAACGCCATAATATAAGTTTGAATATTAATATCGTCGTTAATATACTGGCCGTCAGCAGCCGGGAGGCTTCCGTCCATTTCGAACGTGATTTTTTTAGGCTGGAAAAATAGCGTTTTTGTTTTATCACGGTATGAAATGGTGGAAGCTTCTACCGAATATTCCCATATAGTTCCGCTGTCTTTAGACAAGATACTCTTAGCGGAAACAGAAGTCACCTGAAAATTTCCAAATGTATTAAAATATGGAAGATCTACAGTCAGAAGCTGCCCCGCAGACCAGCCGGGAATTAATGTGGAAAATGAAATCGTAAAGGCTGGTTGCGCAGCACGCTGCAAAAATGTTTCCGCATTTAAAGCAGCGTCCGAAAAATCTACTATGGTTTCATCTTCGATCAGATATTCAATAATACCGGAGCCGCCTCTTTGGGCTTTGATTTTTTCTCTTAGGTCTCCATCAACCAGCCGCGAGTAGACCTGGATTAAAGGATATCCATTAACCTGGATATACCCGCCGTTTGAAAGATCAAGCCATTCGTAACCGTCTTTCATTTCAATTTCATATCCGCCATAACTCATTAACGCCTGTACCGTGTCGTCGTCATCGTCAATTCCGTTGAATCCAATTTTTACATTAGCCGGCACGGTTGAAGATGTAGCTCCGCTTTGAATTGCATTACTCATAGAGTACAGAGGATATTTGCATCTAACGATTTGAGGCGAGAGCCTTTCAAAGCGAAGTCCGGTTTCCCCGTTACTTTTGATTTGGAATTCCTGATATTGGCCTTTGCTTTGTCCGCCGACCACCCGGACAGCGGAATACATGGTAAAAGAATCGCGGGTGACATTTACGTTATAAACCGCTGAATCGGAATCAAGGCTGATCGGCGCGGTGCTTCGGTTGTAGGTATACCGCATATTGAAGACCTTATCCGGGGTGATTTCCCACCAAGCACCGCATACATCTGCCATTTGATCTATCACGGAGGAAACAATCTGCCCCCATAAGTAAGCCGGGCTGTTTAAGGTTATTCCAGTAAAATCATCAATTTCCCCGACGGTAATTCCTTCATTTTCCACTCTAACCGGAATAATGCCATAGAACTCGCCGAGAGATGCATCATACCAAGACTGGCCCGGTCTGTTCCCCATTAAAATCTGGGTAACGCTGGCGCCGGACGGAAACGTCATATCGACAAAAACGCTGGCTATATAATCGGAGTTGTTCGTCAGGGTGAGATTATATATTTTGTAAGACAGATCCACGTTATCCAGGTTTTCTTGTTCAGCTTCCATAACAGTCCCGGCAAAGATTACAATGTCATTCTCAACTAATTGGATATAATCGCAGGCGGCGATATCTTTTGAATCGGCCGGCATATAAATCCGCAGGGTAGATGAAGTTACATGGGCCTCGTTTTCATCAAGCGATCCCCCGGTTTCAACGAGGATATCCGGGCGGGGAATTTTGTTTAAATAAACCGTCATCCTTTGTACCTCTTTGCCATAACGTCATTGTACTGGTGCTTCGTTACATTGTCCGTAATCAGTTTTCCATCTAAATAAAGAGGAGAATTAACTACGATAACAGACGAATTTGCAGCGTCTGAATAGTTCCCGTTGGCCAGGGCGAAAAGTTCGGCCTGCTGCTTTTGCGTCAGAACCATTTCCCCGTCCTTTAATAAGGCGGGACCTTCTCCCATCGCAAAATCAACAATACCGCCTGTATGGAAACGGGGCAGCGTGACATCTGGAATAGTAGGGATTGCTGGGATACCGATTGCGCCGGTCAGTGCGTTAATTCCTCCAATTAATTGATTGATTATCCAAATAGCACCGTTTAAAATGGATTCAATAATGGTCGGGATTAAGTTGAAAATCCCTTTGAACATATCGACAATTCCGTTCCATGCCTGCTCCCAGTTTCCAGAAAACACACCGGAAATAAAATCAATTAATCCTCCGAAAACGTCCATCAACCCGTCTAAAATAGGGGAAATCAGTTCTATAGCCTTAGCCAATACGGTACCGAAGATTTCTGCAAGTTTTTGAATTGCTGGCATAATTGCGCTGATGATTTGTCCAACTAACTGAGAAAACAATTCAATCAAAGGCGAAAGAACATCGATTACCGACTGAATAACTGGCATTAATGCGTCGATGATATCCTTTAATATCGGCATTAATGTCTGTGCTAATTGTGATACCGGTTCAATAATTGATTGAAATAGGTCAAGAAGCACCGGCATTATATTAGAAATTAGTTCCATGATAGGAGGTAATAATTGATTGATAACTTCTACTAGGATCGGCAAAATCGCATCTACAATAGGAGTGATGTTTTCAATTAAAATAGCAAGTCCTTCGGCTAAAATTGGTATGATTTCTGATGCGATTTGTCCTATAGCCCCTACCACGGTTTCTAAAATTTCTGATAACGGAGGAAGGATCGTTTCAACCAAGTTTGAAAGCGGTTCAGAGATCGTGTCCCACGCTTCCATAAAAACCGGGAGAAGGGTTTCAGCTAATTCTCCAATAGGTTCCATGATCTGCGAGAACGCCTCAAACATTCTCGGGAGCATTTCATCAATTAATGGAGCTAATTGAGTTGTAATTCCTTCAACAGCTGGCCCGATTCCATCAAATAGCCCTGATAACATGGGGCCCACGGTGTCAAGAATTTGAGTAATAATGGGCATGAGCGCATTTCCAACGTCTAACAGTGCTGTTTCCGCTTGCCGTTTTATCTCTTCAAACATTGATCCAAGATCGTCATATTTGACGTTTTTTAGATCTTCCATTTTGTCTTTTGTGTTGTCGAACTCTTCGCCAACAGAAGACAATGATTTGATGAAATCAAGGTTTGCGTCCTCGCCCATTGTTCCAAATGCAGTTGCTGCCATTGTTAGAGCTTCCTGCTCGCTAGTGCAATTAGTAATATCTTCTACAATGGAATCAATAACTTGTTTTTGAGAGGCGCCTCCATTTTGCCATTGTTCAAACAAACTTTGGGTTTCGGTGCTAAACCGTCCTATCGCACCGCTGATTGTTCCATCTGCTAACCGTGTGGTTACTTCATTAATTGAATCGTTTACTTTATCAAGGTTGTATGCGCCATTTTTTGTTCCATTTTTAAGTAATTGGAAATATTCTTCTGCACTATAACCGGCTTGAGCAAATTTTCCAGCATATTCGGCAATGTTATCTCCAAGTTCATCGGTATAATCCAAACCCAATTGACTACCGATAGTAAGCAAGTCAAGCGCATCTTCGGAGGAAATTCCGAACTGAACCATTAATTGATTCACACCACGTAAGGTTTCGTTAAAATCAGATTCAAAAACATCTGATAATGCGAAGACACCTTCTGTAACATGTTGCAGAGAGGTTTGGTCTAAATCACCCATTTGCTGAGTAACCGCAGCCATAGCGTCGGCAACATCTCCGAACGATTCCCCGTAGTTGTTTGTATAAATACTTTTTAAAGTTTCTTCGTATTCACCCAATTCAGCTTGGCTTTTTCCGGTAGAGGCTGCAAACTGATTCATTGCTTGATCAAAATTTATCGCAGAGCCTACGGTAAGTTCTCCTATGGAGGAAATCGCGTTTTTAGCCATGTCAACTAAAGAACCGCCAATATTAATGGCTGCGCCCTCAAATATTTTCTGCATGGCGCCAGAGGTATTCGAACTTGATTCTTCAATTTTGCTATTTGCGCTTTTAGCATCGTCTACTACATTATCAGACTGTTTTTTAAACTCTTTGGCGGTGCTCTTATAGTCCTCTTTTTGCGCTTTGCTTGTTTGTTCTGACGATTGGGTTACTTTTTTTTCAGCGTCGTCTAGATCCTTTTTGACTTTGCTAGTGTCAGCCCTGACTTCATATTCCACTCTGCCTTCTGCCAATGAAATCACCTCACAAGTGAAAGTCATCGGCACATAATGGCACTACTTGACTTTTCCTATTTTTATTTCAAATTCCTTTTTGCAGTTACGGCCCTTACACTTAATCCAAACGCCCTTGCATTTCGCATCAGGATCAACTTTTAAAGGCATCACATAACCGCAGTACGGACACTTAATTTTATCCACGATCATCACCGTTACGGCCTTTCTGCCAGGGTGTGCAGTGCAACAGCGATTTTTGCAAGCCCATCTTGGAATTGCTTTTTTCTTTCTTCCTCTGACAGATTAAGCTTGTACAGCTGCTTTAGCTTGATTAACTGCCGGCGTTCCTCTGCATTGTATTTTGTTGGTTTGGGGAGGGGGCGGGAACGTATTGAAATGATCTGCATGATCTTCGTATCATCAGACAAACCGTTAAATAACGCCGTAAAGCTCCACCAATGAAGGTTTTTGTCAGCGCCAAGCAGATCGAGATGGTAGCACTGCATAAAGGAAGAATAGACGGCCCATGCGTCTTGATTAAAATCGAAATACTTTTCTCCTCCGGCTTTTTTATCTGACACGTCAATAAATTCCTTGAAGATCAGATTAAAAAGAGCCGCTTTTTTGTCAGGCTTCAGGATTTTCAGAAATAATTTTGATTTTACTAAAAGCCATAAGCAGGCCTCGGCCTTTTCAAAATCTGTCAAAAGCGTGTCGGAGAACACTTGATAGCATTTCAGCACTGTTCGAAAAGAGGTATTTAAACGCACGGGCACAAACTTATATTTGACCCTCTTTTTCAGAGGGGAATACAGTCTCATTTCCACGCTCTCCGCTTAAATGCTTGTTTTCTTTGACGGGCAACCTCCTGAAATTTAGGTACGAGAACGTTTTGAATATACGGGAAAAGATTGTAGGCCATCTGCTGAAAATCATCGGAATAAAATTCAATGATTTTTTTGGCGTTCTCGTCTCCGAATAAAAGGCAGAACACATCAACAACGGCTTTCCCAATATCTTCAACAATCTTTAGGTCTCCGGGGTTACTGTTGGAACACTTTTGCAGATCCACGAACCGAACTTGGAGTTCCCGGTATTTCTTTACCAGCTCGGGACAAATATCAATTTTAATTTTTAGGATCTCACTGGTTCCATCGTTCTTTTGCAGCTCGATTTCATCGGTAAAAAGAGCGTTTTGTCTAAGCGTATACATCAGGCTATCCTCCTTATAAAAAATAGAAGGGGGAGGATAAACCGCCCCCTTGTGTTATTTAGGCCGCCGGCGTGATCGTGGGCTTTCCGTCGAAACGGATTTCCACAGAAATCGCGCTGTCATCGGTACTGGCACCGGACCATTCCTGAATATTGCAGAAGGTGCAGTCACAGGTAATAGTGACCTCTTTGCTTTGAGCATCGGTATACTTCAGCTGGAAAGAAGACTGCCGGTCGGTATCCAGTCCGTATTTCTTACTGAAAATGTAATCCTGAGCCTGATCGCCAACAACGCGCTTCCCAGTGAGCGTAAACGCCGGGGCCATTCCCGTCACGTGGTTTTTCGCGAATCCCTTGTCCGATAAGAAAAAGTATTGCTGAACAACCTCGTTCAAAGCCTCCGCGATATTGTCAAATCCCTCGGCTAGTTCGGCATAAGTCCAGGTGCCGGGCGGATCCGATCCCTGGGATACACCGATAGAAGCGGTCAGGTTGTACATTGTAAGCAAGCCGTAAGCTGCCATATTAATTCCCCCTTAGATAAAATTTGACTTCAAGGCTGGAGCCGTAAAGCCATTGGTTGTTTTCTTCGCGCCCTAAATAGACGGGTGCGGCTGTGGTTTCTATATTTGTGATTTGGAAGCGGTCTGCGGAGGGGTAGTCCTTCCGCATATTCAAAAACGTGTGAAGCTTTCCAAGCGTGTCCGCCGCAAGCTCTTGATCTGAATTTTTGCAGTTTAAAACCGCCGACATGGAGACGGCGGCCTTTTTGTCAAGAAAGGTATTTAAGTTCCCGGATCCCCACGCGATGGAAATACCGTTTTCAGGAGGCATAGGCCCTATCACAATTTTTGAATACAGCTCCGTTTGCTCCGCAAGATCAATAACTGCGGTTAAAACATCGTCGTATACGCTCATTTTTTGCTCATTCCCTTCGAAAAGGCGTTCTGCGCTACTTGATCCAGTTCCTTTTTGTAGGTGTTTACACCTTTTTCAACCCATTGGAGGGAGGCATTTTGATTCTTGTCCTTTGACGGGGTTCCGGTGTAATACCGCCGTTTCGCGTAAGGAGTGTCCCAAATAGCTAATCCGTCCTGTGGCCTGCTGGCAATCAAGGCGCTGTCCTTTAATGTGCCTTGATCTTCCGGAACAAAAACATTTCCGTATTCAATGACAGATTCTGTAACAGCCGGGATCATCATAGAATTTCCCGCCTTAATTTTTGCTTGAATGGCGGCTATGTTTCGCGTAATTTTAACTGACATTACACCAACCCCAATTCTACGTGATGGACGCGGGTCGCGGGGACATCGGGAACCGGGTCAACCGTCAGCACTTCATATTCGCCGTATTTCTGACCCTGCGAGTTAAATACTTCGCACCGGAGAGGCTTTCCGGCCTTTTGGGAATGTTCCGCCAGAGAATCATAATCCAGGGCGGGCCTTGAAAGACTGGCGTCAATGAACAGCGTAGAGCGCAGCACGACCTCGGTGTTTTCCTTTGTCTTTTTCACTTCGTTGGTGTTTTGAAGATGCACACGGGAGACCTCATAGTCCTGCCACACGGGCTTTTGCCAAGCGTCCATTCCCGTGCAAACCTTAATAATTGCTAAATCCCCCAAAAGGGATTGAGGAATCGGTCTGAGCATACATGCACACCTCTTTCCATCAACGGAGTTTGTTCAAGCAAGGAAAGCGCGAAAGGGCTGACCATCAGAGCGCCGGGCTTTGTGGTTGTACTGGACAATGCGCCGCCCGATACTGAAACCTTTCCCACCGTAAAAGACTGGCCGGCCTGGCCTGTCAGCACGGTTTCCAGTCCGATTTGTGTGAAGTATAGCACTTGTGCCGCGGCAGCCTTTTGAACCAGCGTTTGAAGTATAGACGGGAGGGCGGAGATTCCCCCGCCCTCAACAATTCTATATCGCGTAATACTGTCGATCATATCAGACGCAAGTCCGGCGTACACAGGAAACTCCTCTTCAGAAATCGGGCATGTACCATAAAGGTCAAGATACTGCTGATATGTGATGTACGCCATAAGCCCACCTCTTGATTAAGAGCCTACGACAGCCAGCGCGGAGCCGGTGGCAGTGGCGATATTTCCCTTGGTCGTATTAACCAGCGCAACGGTTACAGTATCGCCGGATTTTGTGGTAAAGCTCGCTCCGTTAGTAACATCGGTCCAGTCTGTAAGAGCCTGGCCATAAGTCACGCTTACCGCTCCGTCTGTATTGGTTTTAGCAACATACTTCATGCCGTACGGAGCCGGAGCCAATCCATTGATGACAGTATGAGTGCTGTCGGCGCCTGCGGAAGTGGTAATATTCAGGGTGCCTAAAGCCGGGTTGGAAGCCATATTTACAAAGATGCCGGGAAGCCTCTGGTTCAAGGCAAACACATCGTAGTAGTAACGCTCGTAATAGAGCCATTTTCCTTTGCTCTGAGCGGTAGGCGCGGACATCATGGAGGTTTCATAGACAACAGGTGCGGCGATTGCAATGGGGTCGAACATCAATAGATTGATTTGCTTCGCCCCTGTGGCAGAGGCCCAGCCCTCGGTAAAATCGTAAGCGCTCATCATGATATCTTTGGGGACCTCCATAATGACAACGCCGTCAAGCTTACCGACATTTCGGTCAATGTTGCGGATACCAGTATCAGCCTCCACAAAACGAGTGATGCCGGCAGCCTCTTTCAGAAGCTTATAGGTATCCGGTGTCATTTTGGCGCGGATACGGTCACGGGGTACACGCTGATTCACCATATACGCCAGGTAGGTATCCCAGGTTTCCAGAATGTTATCAGCGGTTAGGCTTGTATCGTCCACACCTCCGAAGCCGCTCGCCGCCTGAGCCAACGCAGAAGCCGCGTAAGCGTCCATTTCCGGCACTTTCTGGAATTCGTTGAACGTCTTTGTGATATTGGCAATATTGACGATCGGATCCTCTTGGATATCCATAGGATCCGCCAGGGTGTCCCATTCCCGATCCATTCTCATGGTAAGAATCTGCTCGGAGGTGTTGAAATTGCGATTAAAAGTTCCGGTAATCTGATCGCGGTTTACCGCTCTTGCGCCGCTGGTGGTCATGCTTTGAACAGCCACAGCTTTCCCGCTGACCGGCTTATAGGTGGCGCTGTTCGGGCTTCCGTAGAGGTCAGAGAAATAAGACCAATACGGATAAGCGTTTGCCATTGCCTTAGAGTATTCGGTCGCGTAGTTTAATTCTAACTGTGTAAATGCCATAATAATTTTCCTTTCTTATTTCTTGTTCAGGCCCCACACATCTTCAAAGGTTGATCCGGTTTTTCCGCTCGGCATCTGTCCTTTGACCTCTGCTCCGAATTGTGGGGAAGAGGGTGGCGGTGCAGGTTCTGTCGGGTTAAAATATTCTTCGTATTTTTCCGCGACTGTTTTTAACTGCTCGGCGATTGCGGGAGCGTTTTCCCCGCGTTCGAGCATCTTATAGACAGTTTCACGGAATTTGGGCTTCACCGACGAAAAATCATCACCGCCTAAAGCGCGAAGCATGTCGCGCTCCTCCGCTACGGCCTTATATTCGTCGGTTTCTTTGACCTTCACATTTTGCAGAGCATTTTTTTGAGCATCTGCCAGCGCCAGGTCAATTTTTTCCTGTAATTCTGATTTCGGGATAAAGTCCGACATGCTGGTACCGTGCAACGCCATAACTTTATCAACCTGTTCCTCGCTGAGACCAAGAGCTCCTAGTGATCTTCTTGTAAATGCCATAAAATACATTCCTTTCTTTAACGCCTAAGAACGACAGGCGGATTGCATCGCAGTTTAACGCCGTGCTGCGGGGGCGAAATGGGTATAAAAATAGCGCCCCGCAATAACTGCAAGACGCTTTTTTATAGTTAGTTTTGGTCATACCCGTTGTTAGCGATATCCTCTGCCTCCTGTACGATTTGATCAGCATTAGCCAATACACTTCCATATATTGCGTCGGCTTGAATATTTGCCGCCATTACCGCTTTATCCGCAAAAGTGCAATTATGATACCCGGTGATTACTTCACCGTTTGTTTTATCGATTGCTGCAATCGCTATCTTATCTATCTGATGATTTTCTATGAAGCTTAAGGATTCCGCTAACCATTGAGCATAAGGCTGACTACTGATTACAAGTGTTTTGATTACTATCACGCTCCGTTTGGTTCACATCTGACCAATCGATATATCCTGAACCATAATCAAAGGCTATTTTCGGCGTTTCCATGCTGGTGAGTTCTATTCTGATCCCACAAATGCCATCGCCTATTTTTTGCCCGTTAATGCGGATCTCGGTTTGATAGCCATACCGAGAGGTGTCCAGATCAATCAGATTTTTAATCATCGTCATACTCCACATTGCCTCCGTGCGCGTGTTCGCCAATTGCTGCGGCTAATTTAAAGTTGGCTTCTTTGTTCCACTCATACTCATATTCTTGGAGTTTGTTGGCTACAGAGGCGGGAACCTCCGCTTCTGCTGCCTGCATCATGCCGGCCACGCTTCGGAAGTACCCGAGAATCAACCGAAAGCTTTCTTCCGGTCCTCTCGGCTGAACCGCCAAGCAGTCGTTGGAAAACTCCAGGACGGATTCTTTAATACCCGGTTCCAAATAGCCTAAAGCGATTCCGGTTTCCACGAGATCATCGATTTGGTCAGAAACCTCCTCATACCATTTCCCGATCTGCTTGTGGTTAGCGAACCAAGCATCGTCTTTTATCAGGTTCCTGTGCAGTGTGGTAAGGTTATGATACAGGATTTTCAGATAAGCTATGAGACGCTGAAATTCATTCATTATTCCACCTTCTTTCTCTGACGGGGTTTTCCAGCCGTTTTTTTAATCTGGGGATTCTTATATTCCTTGTATTGCTCAGCGTTCAAAACAAGGCCGCAGCGCCTGCATTTAATATGCTGAGCGGTTCCGATAAAGTCGTGGTTACATTCTGCCATACGATCACCTCTTTCAATTAAAAAATTGGCATGAAAAAACCACCCTGTTCTATTTGGGTGGTTTATCCGTTGATTGCTTTTTTCAGTGTGCCTTGCTCGTCATCTTCAACAATTTCAAATTTTCCCCTTATGTTTGGATCGCAAACCGGGCCGGGTTCCGTTGGGGAATACAGGTAATCTTCTCCACTATCGTCAATAAGGCGAAAGGCGCCGGTTAATTCATCTACTTCCAGTATTTCATATACGCCGTTATTTGTTAGACCGTCAATGCCAAAGCTGGGTCCTTTGTACCTTACTTTCAAGCCCGTTTCACTCCTTTCACTTTTACTTCTCCGCTTGGGACGCCACCGGTGTTTTCATACCAATGTATTTCATAACGGAAATTATCGGTAATAGTGACACCGGACTTTTTCTGCCATCCGTTCGCATCCCCAAAACTTGGGTACTTGCTTACCAGCCTTTGGATATCTTTGATTGGTGAACTTGTACCTGCTCCGGCGATTGCTACAACCGATGATAGTTCAGTCCCTTTTGGAACTACAGCATGTATATTTGGCAGATTTACGTTTGCAGTCTGCTTCAAGGTCTCATTTGGTAGCTTTATCACCTTCGGAAGACCAGATGAAGATATATCATTTTGGTAGCTTCCGCTTTTGACAGCAAAAATATTTTTATCCCGCTTCCGGTTTATCGACGTTACTTTCCCGCTTATGCTCTTATTATAGTCAAAAACCTGTGTCCGATCAAGCCTTTTCGTGCGTCCTGTCTTTTTGCAAAATGCATTGTAATCAGCCTGTTTTTCCCTAATTTTCACAGCTTCTTTTTCAAAGCCTTCTTTGTCTCCGGCTGCTTCCATCATGGCGGCTTTTTGCTTGGAATAGCGGATTTCTCTTTCCAGCCTGCGCTGCTCCTGGGATTCCGCATATACCTTGTCATTTTCTTCCTTGTCCTGTTCCGGCCTGTCGCGCGGAATGGATACGCCCGGAATCATGGTGATCGGGTGATGCCCGCAGTTGATCCCAAACAATCCGGCCGGTTTTCCATAGCTTGTAGAAGAGATAGGGGAGTAGCGGTGGCGTTTTCCCTCGCCGTCCGTAAAGGTTCCGCTTTTGTTGTTCCATGAAAAATAACGGCCCTGATACGGATAACACAGCGGACGGGCGCCGGAGTGCCTTGATACCCGGAAGATATCGACCCCATAGTCCTCCTGTCTGATTTTGACGGCTTCAATAGCTGTGTTGTGTACTGTGGTGCGAATATCCATATTGACATAAGCTTCCGGTGACCATTTCCGCCCGATGCGGTCATAAAATCCGGTGATGCCCTCTTTATGTATTTGTGACAGCGCCTGTCTTAAAGCCTGCTGGCGGCTTTCTGTCCCCGTTATCACTTTCCCGGTGGCAATATTCAAAACCTCCTGCGCCGCTTTCATTTGGCGTTCAATATTAACCGTGTTTGTAATCACCTTCCGGTATTGGGCAAGCGTGCTTTCCAGCATAGTGGTGTTGACAAGGTTCAGCTTATCCATTGCCTGCTGCTCATAGGCGTTTAAGGCTTGCACAATGCTTTGGCTGGCTATCACGTTATCCGCGGCAGCGTTTTGTATAGCGCCTTTTTGCACGGCTTTTTTTAACTCCGGCTCTATGTCTTTTGTCGCCATGTATACGGCGTTTTCTAAAGCGGCAGTGATCAGTTCTTTATTTTGCCC